TGCCGACGCTGGATATCTCTCATCAGCGACTGCATGAAGGTCGGGCGTTCTATGCTTATAAATTCCATGCCAGTGATGACAAATTGTCCAATAATGGATTCGCCACTATTGCGATTGCCTGTGCCGAGGGTTGTGAATTGCATATGCTAGTCGAGGCAGAATGTGGCGGTTCAGCAGAGTTTTACTGGTATGAGGAGTCTGCTGTAAGCAGTGGCACTTCGTTTACGGCACTCAACCGCAAGCGCAGCTCGACCAATACCAGCGACACGGCAGTCTTAATTAACCCAACAATTGACACCGCAGGCACCCTGCTACTTGCCAAGGCGATTCCGGGAGGTAGTGGCGGCAATGCGTCGGGCGGGGCTGGCTGGGCATTTGAATATGTACTCAAAGACCTAACAACCTATGTCTTTCGATTGAAGAATGTCTCTGGGCAGTCAAGAGAGGCCCACCTTTTACTGGAGTGGTACGAATGAGCCAACCCATTAAAGACCCCAAGGGGGGCCTCACCGCAGCCGGTAGGAGGCACTTCAAGCGCAAGGAGGGTGCCAACCTCAAGCCCGGTGTCAAGGGGGCCGCAGACACGCCTGAGAAGATGCGCAGGAAGGGATCATTCCTCACCCGCTTCTATACCAATCCCAGTGGGCCTCTCAAGAAGGATAACGGAGAACCTACCCGTCTGGCCCTTGCTGCCCGTGCCTGGGGTGAGGCTGCGCCCACCAACGCATCGGCTGCGGCAAGACTGGCCGCTAAAGGCCGCAACCTACTCAAACGCTACGAGGCCAAAAAGAAATGATGCGACTAAACCCAGAACAAGTCTTAAAAAGGCATGACCAGGCCTTAAGACGCAAGGATGACTTTCGGGACCTCTACGAGGATGCCTATGAATTCGCCCTGCCCCAGCGCAACTTATACGACGGATACTACGATGGCAAAGTCGGTGGGTCGAAAAAGATGCAACGAGTCTTTGAATCGACCGCAATCAACTCGACCCAGAGATTTGCCAACCGGCTACAGTCTGGAATTTTTCCTCCACAGCGTAAATGGTGCAGGCTTGAGCCTGGCCCGAATATCCCGGAGGAGCGTCGTGCTGAAGCGCAGGCTGCCCTAGATGTTTATGCAGACAAGCTCTTTGCCACACTGAAGCAGTCCAACTTCGATATCGCCATGGGTGAGTTCCTGCTCGACCTGGCGGTCGGCACTGCAGTGATGATGGTCCAGCCTGGGGATGACACCAGTCCGATCAACTTTGTGCCCGTGCCCCAGTTCCTAGTGGCCTTTGAAGAGGGTGCCAATGGTCAGGTAGACAATGTCTACCGACGGATGCGGATGAAGGCAGAGGCCATCTCCCGCCAGTGGCCAGATGCCAAGATTGAGCCAACCTCTCAGCTTGCCCGTCTGATTGACCAGAAGCCCACCGAGGATGTGGACCTGATTGAGGCCACTGTCTTCGATCCCAAGCGTGGTGACTATTGCTACCATGTGATCTACAAAGAGGGCAAGCAAGAGCTGGTCTACAGGCGCATGAAGGTTAGCCCTTGGATTGTTAGCCGTTACATGAAAGTCGCTGGGGAAATCTATGGCCGTGGCCCACTGATTACGGCCATGCCCGACATCAAGACACTCAACAAGACGCTAGAGCTGCTACTCAAAAACGCCTCTCTGGCCATTGCCGGTGTGTATACAGCCGCTGATGACGGGGTACTGAACCCTGCCACAGTCAAGATTCTGCCGGGTGCGATCATCCCTGTGGCCAGGAATGGTGGCCCCCAGGGTGCCTCCCTGACACCCCTGCCAAAGTCTGCTGACTTCAATGTCTCCCAGATTGTTATCAATGATTTGAGAGGCAACATCAAGCGCATCCTGCTCGACGAGAGTCTGCCGCCAGACAATATGTCTGCCCGGTCGGCCACCGAGGTGGTGGAGCGCATGAAGGAGCTGGCACAGAACCTGGGGTCAGCATTTGGCCGTCTAATCAATGAGACCATGATTCCCTTGGTCGAGAAGATTCTGATGGTCATGGATGACCGGGGATTGATTGATCTGCCTCTGCGGGTCAATGGGCTGGAGGTGAAGGTCTCTGCCGTGGCCCCGCTGGCCATGGCGCAGAACATGGAAGAGATCAACGCCATCATGCAATATATGCAGATCGCCCAACAAATGGGGCCAGAGGGTCAGATGTCCATCAAGGTGGGCGATACCCTGGACATGATTGCCGACCGGCTGGGGATACCTCAGAAGATCAGGCGCAGCCCCGAGGAGCGGATGATGCAGATGCAGCAGATGGCCATGGCTGCCGAGCAGAATCCTGAGTTAGCCGCACAGGTTGTGCAGGGTGCTGTCTAATGCCGGGGTGGGATGAGTTAGAGGCCCCGGTAGGACAAGACATCAGAGATGCCCAGCAAGTGCGGGATGACCTCAATAGGTTGGTCCTGCGGGTGTTTACTTCTGAGGATGGTGCCAAGCTGCTGGAGTGGCTTGAGCAGGCATATGTGGATGTGCCCGTTGCCGTGCCGGGTGCTGACCCTAGCTATGCGTTCTTTGCCGATGGGCAGAGGTCGGTGGTCAGGGACATCAAAGCACGGATATCTAAAGCAAGGAAACTTTAATGGACTCAGAGAACCAACCCAGCAGTGATGCTGGCCTATTGGACTCGGCCAGCATTGCCGATGAAAATGAGGGTCAGCAGAACCCAGTCGCTACCGAGATTGAACACAAGGTGGCACCCGAGGAGGAAGGACCGCTAGAGAGGCCAGACTGGTGGCCAGAGAACTTCTGGAAGAACGAGGAACCAGACCTCGAGGGGATTGCCAAGAGCTGGATGGATTTGCGCAAGCAGATCAGCCAGGGCAAACATAAGCCCCCAACAGACGGCACATACGACACCGCTGTCTTTGGAGATATCCCCGAGGATGACCCGGTGCGCAGCCATGTCTTGGGCTGGGCAAAGGAGTACGGGATCAGCCAGGCCGCCTTCGACAAGCTTGTCGGAGATGTGGTGGCCATGGGTGGTGACCAGCAGGCACAGGTGCAGCGAACCATCCAAGAAGAGCGTGCCGCACTGGGACCGAATGCAGATGCAATCATCAACGGGATGACCGACTGGGCCAGAGGACTGGTCAGGAAGGGTGTCTGGGGCAAGGATGACTTTGAGGAGTTCAAGGTCATGGGTGGTACTGCCAAGGGCATCCTGGCTCTATCCAAGCTGCGTGAGACCTATGAGGGCACCAGGATTCCCAAGGAGTCTGTGCCCATTGAGGGTGCCCCCAGCAAAGATGAACTTTATGCCATGGTGGGCGATCCTAAGTATCAGACCGACCCGGCATACAGGGCCAAGGTCGAGAAGATGTTTATGCAGAACTTCGGGTAGTATCAGGTTGCTTTCTTCATGGTAGTTCTCCTCCCCTTGAAATAGGGTTAAGCCCAGGGTCTTGCACCCTGGGTTTTTTTTCTCTACTATTTGCTTGTCGGAATTGAGACCCCGGCATTTGGTCAGAGAAAGAACCCTTTAGTGGGGCTTGCTATGCACTTCACTCTGACCGAGTGCTGGCCTCTCAAGCCCAGGCTCCACTAAAGGGTTTTTCTTTTCCGACCGCACTCCAGGCGTTACTAAGAACCTGTATCGGTTGCGTGGAAGAGAAGACACCCAGCGTGGACACCCTGCGTTTGGGTCCTGGCCTGTCAGTGAGGGACCAGGATAGTCTGGTTGGAAAGGGGTGGTACCAACAACCAGATGAATGAATCGCTGCCTTCGGGACACTTAGGCGTAGCCAAGAGACTTAACAGAGCTGCGCTGGAGACAGGGCTACCACCCTTGGGGGACCTTTTGTCAACCCTCTTGCATTCTGCAAACAAAACCCTTAGAAACCACCTTAAGGCCAATCAGATATCTCTGACCCTTACCGCAGCGGATGCTGACGAGTGGCTGGCGCAACCAGCAAGCAAAAGGCCCAGAACACCGGCTAACCGAGGCGACAAACCAAACCTTTTTTTCACTTTTTAGGAGACTGTGATGTCTACGCTATCACCAGCATTTATCACGCTCTTCGACGCAGAGGTTAAGCAGGCCTATCAGGCGAAAGCCCAGTTGGTCGGTGCGGTTCGTCAGCGTCGTGGAGTCGAGGGTTCTACTGTTAAATTCCCCAAAGTCGGCAAGGGTGTCGCCACTGTGCGTGTTCCCCAGTCCGATGTCACGCCCCTTAATGTTGCCTTCAGCCAGGTTACCGCAACCCTGCAAGACTGGAATGCCGCTGAGTACAGCGACATCTTCAATCAGGCCAAGGTCAACTTTGACGAGCGTCAAGAGCTTGTCCAAGTGGTTGCCAACGCTATTGGCCGTCGCCAAGACCAGATCATCCTTGATGCCCTGGCCGCTTCTTCGACCGGCAATGTGGTGGACGAGAACGAGGGTGGTACGGACACCGGCCTTAATGTGGCCAAGCTTCGTGCAGCCAAGAAACTTCTGGACAAGAACAATGTCCCGATGGATAACCGGCACATCGTCATCCACGCCAACAGCCTGGCTTCAATCCTCGGTGAGACTTCTGTCACTTCGGCAGATTTCAACACTGTGCGTGCCTTAGTGAGTGGCGAGCTGAATACCTTCCTTGGCTTCACCTTCCACACCATTGGTGATCGTGCCGAGGGCGGTCTTCCCATCGCCAGTGCTGAGCGCAAGCTCTGGGCCTTCCATCGTGATGCTATTGGCTATGCCGAGGGTATCGCTCCCCGTACTGAGATCAACTACATTCCTGAGAAGACTTCCTTCTTGGTCAATGCAGTGTTCTCTGCCGGTGCGATTGCCATCGATGCCGAGGGTATCGTTGAAGTTCAAACCACCGACGCTTAAGGAGATTTGACATGGCTTTTTCTTCTGCTGGATTTACCTCTGTCGGTGTCAGTAAGCGTGGCCAAGCTCCTTCGGTCTATGCTTACAAGACTGCCGATACCATTGCGACTGTCAATACAGAGGGTTATTTCAACGACCTGGCCAACACCCTGGAAGTTGGTGACCTGATTTACTGTGTGACCTCGACTGGCTCGACTGCTGTTGCTACTTTGGTTTATGTGCTTTCCAACACATCTGGTGTTGTGGATGTGAACGACGGCACCACGCTGGCCAATACCGATAGCGACTAATTAACCGGGGGTTTCGGCCCCCGATTGTGATGCCGCAAAGGTATGAGGTACGACATGAGGGGCCTGCCATTATCTGTGGTAGCGCCCCTTCTGTCTTTGTAGACCTAGAGAAAGCGAGGCAATTAAGGCCTGATGCAATGGTTCTAGGGGTGAATGAAGTGCCTGGGATGATTGATGGGATTGAGCATATCTGGACCCAGCACAACAATTACTCTGAGGTATTGCGCAAGGTAGCAGGCAGTCCAATCTACATACACGCCAGGGCTGGCATCATGGGTGATGTTGATTACTGGTGGGAAGAGCTGGTCGGTATGAAAGGGTCCAGCGGCATGGTCGGTGCCCTGTGGGCCAAGGCCATGGGATTTGATGAAGTGATTATGGTGGGTATTCCTCTGAGTACATCCGAGCGGGTATATTCAGAAAAGTATTCCGGCAGTGGTGGTGGGAACCATTTGTTTGCGACCGAGAACAATATCCTCGGCTGGCAGCAGATGGTCAGGCACCACAAAGAGCAGGGAAGAACAGAGGGCATCTATTCAATGTCTGGGTATACAAGACAGATTTTTGGCCCACCACCGGGTCTGGAGGATTAAATGGCAGCAGGAGACTCATCACTTTCTATCTGTTCCGATGCCCTGCTCATGCTGGGGGCCAACTCTATCTCCAGCTTCAACGAGGGCACGGACGCAGCCAACATCTCTGACCGGCTCTACCCGGACCTTAAGAACCAGGCATTGCTGGTTTACCCCTGGTCGTTCAGCTTTAAAAAGGTCAAGCTGGCCAAGCTGATTACCACCCCAACTACAGAGTACCGATACGAGTACCAACTGCCTGGTGACCGGCTGGGGCCACCCAGGGCTGTATATACATCTGCATCACCCGGTCAGCGGCCCAGCAAGGAATACCGCATTTTCCAAGACAAGCTGCTCACTGACTATGAAGAGGTCTATGTGGACTACCAATATGCCGTGCAAGAGTTTGAGATGCCGGTCTACTTTGTGCAGCTCCTCAAGTACATGATGGCCTGGCACCTGTCCTACCCGATCACCGACCAGGACTCTAAGGCTCAGTATTGGCAGGGTGTGGCCGTAGGCGCACCTAGCGAGAATGGCCGTGGCGGGTATATGAGAACCGCTATTCAGATGGACGGCCAGGGCCAGCCCAACAATTACATCGATGACTATGCCCTGATTGCGGTACGCAACTAATGACCCGTTTTGTATCGATCCAGACTAACTTCTCCACAGGAGAGATGGACCCGCTGCTCCGGGCACGGGTTGATCTGCCTGCCTATGCCAATGCCCTTGAGGAGGCCACCAATGTAGTGGTGCAGCCGCAGGGTGGCGTGAGGCGCAGGCCTGGTCTGCGGTATGTCACATCTTTACCCAACTCAAGCGCAGAGTCTGCCGCCAATGGTGTGCGTCTGGTGCCATTTGAGTTCTCGACCAGCGACAGCTATATGCTGTGCTTTACCCATAATCGGATGTCTGTCTTCAAAAATGGGGCACTGGTCACCAATATCAATGGCAGTGGCAACTCCTACCTTGACACCTCCAGCCTTGACCTAACGGGTGCAAGGTTGGCTAATCTGGGCTGGACCCAGTCTGCCGACACCCTGATTGTGGTGCAGCAGGACATCCCACCGGCAAAGCTGGTACGGGGCGCAACAGATGCAGACTGGACTGGCTCGGTCATTACCTTTGACTCGACCCCCAAGTACGCATTCTCCCCATCGACCAGTAACCCAGCCGGCACGCTGACCCCGTCGGCTGTGTCTGGCAAGGTGACGCTGACGGCCTCGACGGGTACACCCTTTAGCTCTGCCTCGGTGGGGCAGTACATTAATGCCAGCCCACAGGGCCGGGCAAAGATTGTGCAGTTCACTAGCTCGACTGTCGTGCAGGCGATTACCGAGTTTCCATTCTTTAACACTTCGGCCATTGCCAAC